TTGCCGCTACCGTTGCCGTTGCCGTCGCCGTCGCCGTTGCCGCTACCGTTGCCGCTACCGTTGCCGTTGCCGTCGCCGTCGCCGTCGCCGCTGCCGTTGCCGTTGCCCTTGCCGTTGCCGTAGCCGCTGCCGCTGCCGCTGCCGCCGACGCCGCCGTAGCCGTTGCCGTAGCCGTTGCCGTAGCCGTTGCCATAGCCGCTACCGTTGCCGCTACCGTTGCCGTTGCCGTAGCCGTGCTTCAATGGTTGATCTAGATAACTCATGACTGGGCGACCTCCAGCGCGGTGCGGATTGATTCAGCCGCGCCGCCTGTTACTGGGATAATCTCAATCGCCTCGAGCCATACGGAATCAAGCTCGCCGCAAATTTGGCTGCCGTCTTGCCTGATGCCGTGTCGTGCGACACCTGACAGGCTGATTGATTCCTTTGCCCACCAGCTGTACATTCGGCGCGCTTTTGTCAGAATCACTTCATTGCCTGCTTTTTGTTCCAACACACCAAACCAAACGCCTGCCGAATAAGTCCGGATGATGACTTCCTTGCCGATGGCAAAGTCGTTGATACCTTTTTGCTCGGCAACTGTTACCGGCGGTTGCGGCTCATGTTGCGGTTCGTCAAATTCGGTTGAAATGTCGGCGCGTTTTACACCCATTGCCGCTTCGAAATCGGCAGCAATGCCTGCAAAGACTTTTATAAGGTCTGACAAACTTTTCACTTCAAATTTATTTGCTTCCATTTTTGTTTCCTTTCGGGGTGGGGTTGGTTTCTTTACAAAACAATCATTACCTTCTCTTTTAAGCCGTCTTTTTTCACTGTAAAAGTGAAGGCGGTGTGATTGATGCTTTCGCTTTTTCTAGTGGTCCATGTCGCTGCTGCGTCGCGGCAGATTTCGCCGACTTTCAATAAAAGGCTTTGCCCGTCCTTTTCCCTCGCGCCGACCCGGTTTATTTTGCTGATTAATTCGTTCATCCCGTTTCCTTTAAGTGGTTGTTTGTTTCGATGGGTGTATTATAACTATTACCTATATTTAATCAATAGGCAATAGTTATATTTTCATCCATATATACTTATTGAATTGATTTTTAGAAGAAAAAAGTTTGAAAAAAAACCGCCCGAATGGCGGTGTATCATGAAAAAGAAAACCGCCCTAGGGCGGTTCGGTATTGTTATGAGTGGTAAGGAAGCCAAGAAAAAGACAAAGGACGGCTCTCGGAGAGAATATGGTTGTGTGTTGTCATTCTTACATAAATGCGGTCGTTGTCTGAAACGGGTAGTCCGCTGATTGTTTGGTGTAGCATGAATGACACGTTTTCTTCTGTATCACTGCCGTCATATGATGGAATCTCAAGTGCAGAGATTACATCATCGTTGCGGACGATTTCCAGAAAAATTTGACCGGTTTTCATAGTCTGTATATCCATGCCTTCGGCGGAAAATGAAACAGACAGGCACAGGCGGCCTAGAATGGCCTGCGGTGTCGGAATATGGCATATATCGGGGAATATACCTATCAGGCTGTATTTGTCATTTTCCGCATGGCGGATAATTTCATCGCAATAGTGGACATTTAAGTGAATCATGCCTGCTCCATATATTCGTACCGCCGTTCGAACGCTGCGCGAACTTCAAGCGGGGAAACGCCTAATGCGTTTGCCAATTTTTGTACAGTCTTATCTTGCAGGGATTGTTTGCTGTTTTCGATGCGGGACAGATAGGGTTGAGGCAATCCTGCGGCGGTTGCCAATTCGGACTGGGTAAACCCCTTTTTCATCCTTAAGCTGACAAATGTTTCCCCGCCTGCTTTGAGGGCTATTTTATCGGCAATTCTTGCTGCCGCCCTGTCCATCGCTGCTTTGCGGCGCGGATTTTTCCGCACATGCTCAATATGCTCTGCGGCAGGGGTAGTGTTAGGGCTTATCGGTTTGACGCATTTAATCTGCCCGTTTATCCGCAGGCATTTTATGTGGGTGACGGGGATGGCGGATGTAGGTGTTGATACTGTGCAGGCGGCCACGGCAACAGTGAGTGTTGCACCCATTTTGAACCATGTGCCGTTAGTTGGAGTACAGTTCTTCATAGTCTTTGATAATCCGTTTTGTGATTGGGTGTTCTGCCTGATAGTCAAATTCGTCTGTCTTCTTGTTTACAACAGCCAATATATCTATGCGGCGGATATACGTGCCGTTTGGCTGTTTTTCATGGCATGGTGCGTAAATTATTCTGTATCCGGCGGCTTCTTCGCTGTCAAATCGGACGCGTAAAACTTTGATGTCTTTTCCCCATAATGACAATATGGGTTTCACTTCCAAGTCAATCGGGCCTATGGGTTCGCCATATTCCCTGAAGTATCTGTTTTTGTATAAGCCGTCAAAAATAGCAGAGTCCGCCTGAATCATCGCAATGACATTCTCGAGATAACCGACCGCTTCTTCGTCTTTTTCAAAGAGGCGGTCTAAATCCTGCTCGGCGTTAAAGTGGACGGTCAGCTCCATGAGTGCCCTTTTTATATATATATTATATCTTTTTAGTTATACCGCGCAATATGCGGTAATAAATCAGTTGTTCAAGTATTTTAATCCGGCACGCTCCACCAGAAGACGCGGTCTAGAACTGGCTCAAACGCCATGCGCCGCGTATGCGTCCGATGATGCGTACGGCGTTTAAATCTTCGCCGCGCACGGTTTCGGTTCGGTATGAGCTGTTGTCGCTGATGATCATCAGGCCGCCGCCGACGGTGGATTGCAGCCGCTTGGCCTTAAGGCCGTCTATATACCAAAGCAGGTAGAGGCCGTCGCCATCGAAGGCTTCGACGGCGGTATCAACGAACATTACGTCGCCGTTTTCGATGGTGGGCTCCATGCTGTCGCCACGGGCTGTAATGACTTGGATTTTGTTGAGGTTTCCGCCCAGTTTCTCCCGCGCCCATGCGGCAGCGACGGTTACATAATCCACAACCTCGATATAGTGGTCGTTAATCGTGCCTGCGCCGCAGGTCGCTTCGGCATTTAAGCGGGGGAAACGTATGCTACTTTGTTCATTCGATTTTAAGACTCTGAATGTTTCAATGCCGAAATGGCTTGGCGTTACTACGTCTGAGAAATAATCAATTAATTTATCTAGATGTTTTTTATCTATTCGTCCATTTTTTATCCAACCTGAAACGCTTGGCTGTTTCACCCCAAAATGATCGGCAACCTCCTTTTGACTGACATTTTTTCTCTTAATCGCTTCTGATATTGCTTGTCCTAACTGTTCGCCTGAAAACATTTTGATCTCCGAATTAATTGCGCATAAGCATTGGTAATCGATAATAAAAGGCATAACCTATAAAAGGCAATAGTTGTATTTAATATAAGTATTAGCTATAATGAAGCTATTTAATTGAGTAACTGGCTATGAGTATCCAAAAAGCAGTTGATTATTTTGGTAATGAATCCCGACTTGCACGGGCGATCGGAGTTAAACAACCGACGGTGTGGGCTTGGAATAAAAAAGGAACGCCGCCCCCGATCATTCGGTGCGTGCAGATTGAAAAATTAACCGGAGGCGCAGTGAATCGAAAAGACTTACGTCCTGATGACTGGCATCTAATCTGGCCGGAATTGGCAGGCGACCAACCCAAATAAAAAGCCCGTCGGGTCAGATGTTAATTGATATAACCGAATTGAAGCGGAAGTCATCCGCAATTTACCGGAAAGGAAAAAAATGAAGAAGCAGGACAGAAACCGCCTGTCGAAGAAAGACAGACGGCTGATTAAAAAGGCGATGCTGAAAGCCGCCGCCAAAGGCTGCGATGAGGTTTACAAAATCGCGCCGGGTTTGAAAGACGGCTTTGAATTACTTGGAAAGCAGCCCGATTAAATATTCGTCATCGGTATTTGGCTCCGATTCTTCGGGTTTTTGATGAAGTGTTCGGATGAATACCGCCAATTCTCCGGCTTGTCCTTTGGCCGTACTGCCGCTTAAGCGGATAGAACCGCTGCGGATAAGCTCTTTGGCGAGTATGAAGGATAAGTCGGACGGCATTTTTTTACTCCGTCGGCCGTTGTGTGGAAACCCGGTTGCAACGGGGTGACGGCAAATCGGAAAGACGGCTGACCGCCCGGACAGACGGGCGGCCGATAAAGAAAAACCCGCACGGGGCGGGTAATCCCCCTGAATTGCAGGGAAGCGGTTCAGGTAACGGCGAAAGGCGATTATGAATCAAAAACAAACGCAATGCAAACAAATTGTCGATTACATCCGTAACAAGGGATGCATCACATCCCTTGAGGCTTATCAGAACCTGAAGGTGACGCAGCTTGCGGCACGGATAACCGACTTGGAAGGCAGGGGCTTCGTGTTTGCCAAGCCGCGCATGAAGGCGGGCGGCCGCGGGAAGCCTGTTACGCATTATTCGATTGTCAAAAACGGAGCGGAAGTATGAGTGCGAGGCTGATGGGGATGGCTTTCAAAACGGGTATCCCGAGGGGGCAGCGTTTTGTTTTGGTGAAGTTGTGCGACTGCGCCAACGACGAGGGCTTGTGTTATCCGTCGCAAGAAACGCTGGCGGAAGATACGGGCTTCGCCGAAACCGCCGTACGGCAGCATATCAAGTGGCTGAAGGATAACAATTTCATCAAGTCCGCCCGGCGGCAGAGGGGGCGGGAGAGGAAGTCCGACATCTACCGCATCAACGTCGCCCTGCTTGAAAAATGCTATGCGGAGGCGGCAAAACGGAAGGCGGCGCGGCAGGCAAAAATGTGGGAAGAACCATTGGATTACGAACCGTCGGATTACGAACCGTCGGATTTTGACGCTAAGAACCATCAGATTTTGAGCGGCGAACCGTCAGATTTTGCGCTAAGAACCGTCAGATTTTGCGCTAAGAACCATCAGATTTTGAGCGGTGAACCATCAGATTTTGACGGTTCCTTATATGTAGAACCGTCAGTAGAACCGTCAGTAGAACCGTCAGGATCAAATGCGCGCGGCGCGCGCGCCCCTGCCGGACCGCACCCTGCGAAACCGCAAACGGCGCCTCCCGAAACCGCCCCGGCGGCGAAGGCGAAAAAAACCGGCAGGCACGAAACCGAGCTTTCGCTGCTTGCCGACTACGGCATCACGGGGCAGGTGGCGGCGGACTTCCTGCAAGTCCGCAAGGCAAAACGGCAGCCGCTGACGGAAACGGCAATGCGCCTGATTGCCGCCGATGCGGAGAAATGCGGGATGACGGCGCTGCAGGCGGCGGAGTACGCCATCGCCAGCGGCTGGGGCAGCTTCCGCGCCGACTGGCTGCAAAACAAAACTTTCGGCAGGTCCGGAAACCGCGGCGGCCCGACGCACAACCAAACCGCCGCCGTGCCGGATGCGGGAAGCTACGGCGATATGCCGACGACGGATTTTTGAGGGGGGGGTTCGGATATGGCTTTGAGGAACGCGTCTGATTTCTTGGGGGCTTACGGCGGCGGCGTGCGGGTCGAGCGGAGGCAATGCGCGGAACA